TTCCAAGAGGCTAAAATCTGCCTTAAACTCTTACAGCTTTATGCAGACGATAACTTCTACGTTCGTACTGTCGGCGACGCAGGCGTAACCTTCGAGCAAGTAGACATGAATAGATTTATGGGCGAATATACGCCGATGGTAACGCTAGACGTAGAACATAGACTAGAGATGGCCGAAAAGCAGGAAGCTTACACGCAGGCCTTCCAAATGATTATCGCAGACCCTACGAACAACTTGCAGGCAGCTAAAGAGATTATGTACAAGAAAATGATGCCTGAACTTACAGAGGACGAAATACAAGCTATTATCACGCCTACCGAGCAGCCACAAATGGCCGCGCCGGTCGAGGAAAATATCAACCCAGAAATGCAAGACTTAGCGACACAAGATATCGTGGCGCAAGATATGGGAGTTATGCAAGATGGACAAATGGACGGAAACGCACCGACGGAACTTTAAGAAACATTGGGAGTCTGAATTAGGCCAAGAGTCTATGAAGATTCTAACCGACGCGAAACAGGCGGAACTCGAAGCGGCAATATACGAGCCAACACCGGAACGAACGGCCGAACGAGTACACCGCGCGGCAGGTATCGACGAAGTTATACAAATGATAACCGCCCTTATAAATTAACGACCAACGCACTTTAACAGAGGTAAAATAGCGAGCCAACAACTCGGCTACTACTGGAGTAAAACTATTACTCAAAATCCGGCAATGGGCCGGCGCATCGCCAAAATGCTAGTAGAGCCGAGCTGCTGGTAGCAGATAGCTACCAGAGCAACCATCTAACAATATATAAGGAGCGTTCAATGGACGAACAAACTGTAAACGAAGCTCCCCTATTCGATGCCTCGGACGTAGAGCCAGTAGCTAATGACGCTACGACCGAACAAGCAGAAGATATGGGCAGCTCGGCAGTAGAGGCAACCAATGAGCAAACGGATAGCGAAAACGAAGCTACCGATGCGCCAGCCGCTACTGAAGAAGCGCAAACTGGCGATGCGATAGACGAGTTTTTAGCGAAAAAAGGTATTAAAGCGGACGACCCGGAAGCACTCCGTAAAGTCGCCAAAATGTACCAGAACTCCGAAAAAGGCTTATACCAAAAGTCGCAAGAGAAGGCACAACTCGAACGTAGGCTCGCAGAGTCGCGTATTCCAGAAGTACGACCAGATCAAGAGGCATTAAGCGAAGTTCGCGCGATGCGTACAGAAATGAGCGTAGAGAAGTGGAAGGCAGGCCGCAACCTATCAGCCGAGGACGAACAAAAAATGATAGATTTTGTCCAGTCGCCAATTCTAGACGTAAACGGTAATGTACAAGTCAACCCCCAGACCGGCCAGCCGGTTACTAAAGGTATGCTCGTACTTAACGGCGTACTATCCCTAGACGACGTATATACCCTATGCGGCGCAGGCAAGGTAGAAGTTGATTCCCTTAAAGAGAACCTCCGCAAGGAAGTTCAAAAAGAGATGGAGGCACGCCAGGCTGCGAAACGCCCTAGCTCTAACGCTACGGACAGCACGCAATTTGGCAACGCCGAAGCAGACGATCCGTTCAGCAAAGCGCTGCTCGGCGACTGACGATAAATAATTACCACTTTATAGGAGAATACTAAAATGGGCGTTAATCTCGCTTCTAAATATAGCTCCCAGCTCGACCAGGTTTTTACCGCCGGTTCTTACACCGACCGCTGGGTTAATAAAAAATATAACTTCGACGGCGTTAAGACTGTAAACGTCTACACCGTTACCACCGTTGCGCCAACCAACTACAGCCGCTCCAACACCGGCGACCGCTTTGGTGGCAACAACGAACTTGAGGATATCGTAACTTCCTATCAGCTCGGCAACGATAAGAGCTTCAAGATCGTTATTGACCGCGGCAACTACGAGCAGGGCGCACTTGCAAAGAAGGCAGGCGAAGTCATGCGCGCAGAGATGGAAGAACAGGTTATTCCTATGATCGACGCTAACCGCCTCTCTAAGGCAGCTATCGGCGCAGCAGCAGCTTCCCAGTACTACAGCCCAACCGCTAACGACGCTTACGGCGACGTTCTTAAGATGAGCGCAGACCTCGACGAAGCTAAAGCTCCTATTGCAGGCCGCGTACTCTTTGTAACGCCAGCTTTCTACAACGCTATCAAGAAACAAATTACCACTAACGTTGAAGCTTCCGGCTACAACGATAAGCTCCTCGGTCGTGGCTTCGTAGGCGACCTCGACGGTACGCCAGTAGTTAAAGTTCCTACTAGCTACTTCCCAAGCAACACCAGCGCTATCATGATCCATCGCGACGCACTCCTCGGTGCAAAGCAGATCATGAACACTCGCATCGTAACCGATTCCGAGCTTGTCGACGGTACGATCCTTCTCGGCCGCTTTATCTTCGATTCGTTCGTCTTGAACGGCAAGAAAAAGGCAGTCGCAGCTATCGGTACTGGCTCTTTGAGCTAATATCTAACGCGATACACTAAATACTCCCCCTAGTGGCCATAAGGGGGGTATTTTTTGTGGTATAATAAAGTCAATGGCGGTGCGCGTACATATTAAATGGACGCAAACTACAACCTTAGCGGCCTAACTGACCGCATTAAAGCTCGGCTAAAAGATGCCCAGTATTCAGATATAGACATACAACAGTTTATCAACGACGCTTATTTTGATATCCTCGGCGATACGGCCTACCAATTCTTAGAGAAAATGTACCGCGCCACAACGCAAGAAGGCGGCCCACTCTTACTTCCGCCGGACTACCAGACGCTTATACACCTTACGGCCTCTAAAGACGGCAATAAGCACGCTCTACGCTACCTTCCTAGCCGTCAATTCTTCGATACAGAGAAGAACGCCAGCGTAAAAAACTACACTTATACTATCTTCGGCAATAACCTCTTTTACAGCCTGCCAGATATTGAGAACGAACTCGACGAAGAAGGCGACGAAAAGTTCTACACTCTCGACTTATACTACCTAGCTAAGCCTAAAATGCTCGTAAAACCGACCGACAAGCCGGTTATCCCTTACGAGTACGGCGAAGCGCTACTCCTAGGCGCTCTAGCACGCGCAGAACAGCTACGCGACAACTTCGACTACGCGCAGATCTACGAGAATAAAAAAGAAGAACTCATTACGAATATGAAGGAGCGCTACTGCCCACGCCAGCAAGAAGGCGAAAACAGAGCAAAACTACCAGTATTTCAAAAAACGAGGTACTAAACTATGGCTGACTTATCCTCTATCCTAGGCGGCATGGTACAAGGCTTTAAGGACTTCGGAACTGGCCTTGTAGATATGTTCGGTACAGGCGGAGCGGCTATCGGCGACCTATTCCAATCTGGCGGCCGCTCGACTAAAAATCAGGACGACTTCCGCAAGTGGCTATATCAGACCGACGACACGCAGGACGCGGCCGCTAAGGGCTTAGGCACGATTCTAAACGGCGTACAGACCGTATCTGACTTTATACCGGGCGCAGGCGCAATTACGCGCAACCCTCTTTTTAACGGCGTACAAGGCGCGATAGGCGGCGTAGCCGACGAGTTTAAGATGGCCGGTAAAGATTATGACTTAGGCCGAGCAGCGCAGCGCGCAGGCGTAGGCGCGGCTTCTGGACTTGCGAGCGCATATACTAACCAAGCACTCGGCAAAAGCGGCAGCAAACTCATAAATAACGGCCTCGTACGCGGCGCAGCAGGCGGCGCACTAGCCGGAGGCATCGCAAACGCCGGATATACCGGCATTGAAGGCGGTAGCGTACAGGATATGATAAACGCCGGCCTATACGGCGCTCAGACTGGCGCACTCGTAGGCGGCACTACTGGCTTAGCTAGAGAGCTTATCAAGCCAAATCATAAGATGGACGTAGCCCTTACAGACGACGAGAGAAGGGCCAGAATCGCGAATATAGACGACCAGCTCGCAAAACTAGACACCTCGACGCAAGAAGGCATAGATCGCCACAACGAGCTTATGATGGCGCGCATAAAATACGAACAGCCGCAAGAGTACATGATGGCGCACAGGCCGACGCGTTCCGGCATATATGCTGACGACTTGCTGGCAGAAGGCGAGGACGGCCTATCTTATCCAAAAGACGTCTACGACAAACCGCAAAATTATACTTTTATGTACACAGATACGCCGGACGTCATGAACGAAACAATGGCCCAGCTTAACGCGGTACGCGGCAACCCGAACGGCGAAGTAACTATATACCGCGCAACTCCTGGCAACACTATAAATGACGGCGACTGGATCACGCTTAGCGAATCTTACGCAAAACTCCATAATGATACGCAGCTAGACGGAAAAGGCAACGTACTATCTCAAAAAGTGAACGTGCGCGATATTCAGCCGGCTATGGACGACTTGGCGGAGTGGGGATACTTCCCACAGAAAAAAGCGCCTACCAACGTAGCAGACCTCATGGCCGAATCGAAGCCTAAGACGTACTATCATGGCTCGCCAGAAACGGATATAACCGAGTTCGATATTAACAGAGCCGGCAAAAACACTCGCAGCGGCGAAAAGGCTATCTACTTTACAGATACTCCAGAGGCGGCCGAGGAGTTCGCTTACGAGCGTATACCGACCGACTCTAACTTTATAGATAAAGCCGGCAAGCGCGGCGGCGTATATGAGGCCAACCTTGATATGCGCAACACGCTAGACCTAGACAACCTAACCGACGCGCAGATACGCGAATTGTGGAACTACGCATCGCCACTAGGAAAACTAGACGGCCAGGAGGCCTTCGTACAGCGTTTAACGGACTGGCGCGACAAATACCATAACCCACAGCTTACGAAGGGCTATATCGACCTAGAAGCGCTTAGAAACTCGCCATACGATAGCTTTAGCGCCACAATGTACCCAAATACCGGCAACAAGGCTAAAGAGTACGCAATTTTTGACGCTTCTAAGGCAAAAATCACGAAGTCGCCTAAGACGGTCGCAGACCTTATGCTATCGCCGGACGACGACGTTATGTACTCAAAGGTCGCAGAAGGCCAGCTAGGCCTGTTCGACCAGCCTATCGCGGAAGCGGAAGTAGTAGACGCCGTAAACTCAAAAAACCCTTATGCGCCAGTAGACGGAAAAGTGACTAAGGCCATGCGAGATAGATATAACGAGCTTATGACTTCGGCGGACGGCTTCAACCAAATAACAGATAACGAGCTATATAACAAAATAGACAGAAGCACGCTGCCTAAGGGGTATGATAAATTACAGCAGCTCTTAGATAACCAGATGGGCGAAAATAACAAAGTCGCGGCCGAACTCAAAAAAGGTATCGGAACAGATATGCCGTTACAAGCAGACCTTGAAAAATTAGCAGATTATGTTTACGGCGACGAGATAAACGGCAAAAATACCTTTCTCAAAGACCTAGACGACAGTATACGGCTCAATCGCAAAAACGCAGAGTTCGTAGGCATAGACGCCGAGCAGGCAGAGGCCGACGCCAGAAGCCACGCTAAGCAAAAACTCTTATCTAAGGCGATGGAAAAGGCCGAAAGAAAAGTTATAGACGATATCGTAGGAACAGGCGATAGCGACGATATTTTGTATGCTTTACAAAATTATAGGAGGCGCGGTATCCGAACTGGCCGAGCCGGCGCACTCGATACGGCGCTATCAGAACGCCTAGGAATCGCTCCGGGAAACACCGTAAAAATAACCGACGTAACTAGCGACGACCACTTAAAGAGCGGCTCTCTCGGACGCTACGCAAGAAACGCAAGGGATATAGCTTTATCTGATATAAACTCTCCGGAAGGCAAGATCAGCACGATGGCGCACGAGCGCCTACACTCCTTCCAGAACGAAGCTAGACCGGAAAGCGCCGGAAGATATAGCCCAGAAGTGGCAGAGGCATATAGAGAACTACAAAAAGACCTAGGCCATCACTACAAGAGCCACGCAGAGATTCGCAAGCATTGGAAAAAGAACGTAGACTACTACGCAAACTCAGGGGAGCAAGAGTCGCGTATGTTCCAGCAATACCTAGAGAATAAGGGGTATACTGACAACTCTGCGTATAGAGGACTTATGAACCAGAGCGGCGAGTGGGGTAACGAGATAAACCCTGCCTTCGATAAGTTTATAAACAAGCTCCGCGCCCTCAGTAAAAAAGGCGTAGCACTACCAGCGCTAACAGCCTTATTCGGAGGCGGCGCTATCGCAGGCGCGCTAACAAGCGGTAAAGACGATAAGAAAAAGAAAAGCGAGGTAAAGTAGCATGAACAAATCAAACTTTAGCAAGCAGCGCAGTATACCTAACATTACAACGCGTAAATCTTCGCCTATGACGACGAATTTCGCAAAAGGTATATACACATATAAGCCAAACGATACAATGGGCTTAGACGAGCTTAGATTAGCTCAGGACGCACGTTTTGACCGCGTAGGCGAGTACGGCACGCGCCTGGGCTACAAAAAGCTCGGCACTAGCTCAACTCAGCCTATCGGCTACGCAGCATGGGAAACCCCGGCAGAAACGGCCACAAACGGCAACGCTAAGGACGCTACGACCTATTCTTTTACGGCAGACTCCAATAAGACTATCTATTCCGTAAAGGTATATCTCAGCCGCCCTGTAGGCAACATGAACTACGTCGTACCGAAAATTACTATCTCGGTAAACGGCGAGCCAGTCGCAAGCTCTTGCATCGCAAGCGATATGCTACCATCTGACCCAGACACCGTAACAGAGGTAGTTTTTAACGAAGCCCCTCAAGTAAACCTCGGCAACCTAGTCGAGATTACTCTTAGCGCTCAGAGCGGCACATTAAACGGCCTAGGCGCTAAACTCGGTACAGATAACAGAATCTACGCTATTACTAACACTTGCACCCCAGGCAAAGTAGGCAACGTTTTTGAGGCCAATATCGACGGCGATAAGTCGATCTTCTTTACTTTTAACGGCACGCTATACTGGCAAAATGAAACAGGCACAATTACGAGCATAAGAACGCTGCCATTAGGCGTAACGAAGGTACGCTTTAGCCAGAATCTCAACACCGTACGCTACGCAGACGGCAAAGAAGGCCCACGCCTCTTAACGCCGACCATCTCAAGCGGAACGGTAACAGCATGGGCAGATACGGCCATCGAAGTCAAAGACCTTAAAACAGATACGACGCTTAACGTGAACGTAACCAACATTATGAACGGCACGAGCGACAACCTTATGTACTTCGCTGCCGACCCGGACACCGAGGCTATCTGGACTTATCCATACGGCTATACATACGCCAAAAGCCCAGCGTTTAGCACTACGGCTACTATCTCTGGCGACGTAGGCGACACGCTCACTATCCAGCTATCAACTATCAGCCCTAGCGGCATCGCTGTAGGCGACTGGATAACCGGCCAAGGCACAAGCACCGCAGAAGTAACGGCCATCTCAGGCTCTAACGTTAGCCTAACTATCGTCGACACTACACCGCAAGCTATCTCAAGCTACGATAAGTTTAGCGTCGATTTCTACCAGAACTTCCCAGCAATTAAAACTGGCGACCCATTAACTGCCATGTTTAACCTAGGCGGCGTTATTTATATCATGACTCGTCGCAACAAGTACCAGATGTACACCCAGACGGCCGACGCATGGACGCAGGACGCTTCAAACGCGCAGAACGGCACGTTTAGCCAAGAGTCCGTAGTGTGCGACCTTAACTACGCGTACTTCGCAAACGAGAACGGTATATATAGATTCGACGGCTCAAGCGAGGAAAGCCTAACCGAAAGAACTATCCAGAATGTATACGACGCTATCCCTAACAAAGAGAGTATCGTACTCGACCTCTATAAGAACAGGCTCTATGTATACTACGCAAGCGATCCAGAAGGAGCAAACGATAGCTGCCTAGTCTATAACATCAACTTGCAAGTGTGGGAGTCCTTCGATAGCAATACTTATGTATCTGCTACAAGCGCACGCCAGAACAGCTCTAGCCGCTTTATCTGCGGCCATAGCAAGTTCGGCTTGCTCATGCTCAACGAGGCAAGCACCAATAACGATTATTCAGATATGGGCGGAGCTATCGCGTTTAACCTCGAAACAGCATATCAGCACTACGGGGCTACGAGCCAGCTCAAGCGTATAACTAAATGGCGACCGCAATTTAGCACTACCGCCAAGCCTTACACTTGCGAGTGTGGCTACGCGCTAGATTATAAGGATCAAGTACAATACGCCTTCAGTATCGACTTACAGCGCCAAGAGCCTACCGCGCTTAACTATGTATGGGATAACCCAAGCGACTACGGCGTACCGGCAATTCCAACAGTATATACGACAATTCCGCTAGTAAACGGCGAGTTCTACCGTATCCAGATTCGCTATCAGCATATCGCGGCCTTCGAGCCGGTTATATTCCGCTCACACACCCTAACCGTACAAACACAACGTATAAGATAGGAGGAAGCCATGCCAAACAGGTTAAAACCTATAAACTCGCTACAGGACGTGAAAAAGGCGCTACAAATCACGAACGCCAATTTCCGCGCCCTAGACGCAGACACTTATACCAAAACCATATCTGCTAACGGCAATAACCAGATGATGTCCGGCAAGCTACCTAACGGCAGATTCGGCGAAGTGTTCTACGATGCTGGAGGTATGCCGCGCATCTATATAGGACAAGCGCCTAACAACGGCCGACCAGGTATATGGATCACGAAGGAAGGCTACAATGTGTTTAACGAGATTAAATAAACTCATGGCAAAATTACGCGAAAAGTTCATCTTAAACTCTGACTACCCAGTAGACAAGATCGTATGGCTTAAAGAAGGCGACGCCACCATGGACGCATGGGGTAACATAAATATCACGCTACCGCACACCGTAGGGGCGCAGATATATGTAAATGGCGTATGGACTATTGACGACTGGACGACGACCTATAACTTTAGCGCTCAAAGGCAAGTGGCGCAGGGCTACGAGTACCAGGCTACCGCAAAGGCTACCGACAGTACGGTTAAAATCAGCGCAGCGCACGAGAACGGCGCGAACAAGACGTTTAAGTACCGCCTATGGGGCTTTATAAGCGAAGAAAGCAGCAAAGGCATCGAGATAAAGCCAACGGCAGGCCAGAGCGCCAACCGTCTAGTGTTCAGCTCCGATTATGAGTACCCTATGTTATACAAGGAAGGTATAGCCACCCCTGGCACGACTATCGCGCATGGCTTGGGCGAGATCCCCTATGTAGACGTATGGGGCAAAATGCAGAACGATACAGGCTACTCTATAGTAGCTGGCGACTGTTTCGGCGAAGTATATGGATATGGCGAAAATATCAAGATAACGGCGAACGAAGTTATTTTTAAGAGTACAGCTCCGTTATACGAGTCGTACTACTATAGGATCTACTTACCATGAAACCATCACGCTTTATTTTTAACAGCGACTACGCAACGCTTAAAAACGATGCCGAAGGTGTAGCGTTTTTGACTATACCTAACCTAGTAAATATCCCGGACGGCGGCGCAGACGTGGTATATACGGCCACTTTACAGATAGGCGCATCGCCGAGCGCAGGCTTGCGCTCTTTTGTAACGTCCGACAAGTATACCTATGCGCTATCCGGGCCTAGCTTCTCTATCGCTTGCAAGCAGGACGGGTTCGACGCAGAGTGTTTTTGCGATATAACGCGCAACTCGAACGGCAATATAGAGATGCGAGTTACTTTTGTAGCCCCACAAGGCGCAGATACGCAATATACAGGCATGGGGCAGACGCTCACGCTACACGCTAAGACGTTCCTTAGCCCGTTCGACTTATAGGGTGTATGTGGTATAATAAAAGTATATTTTGGCGCTGCGTAGTTATTCACGCATGGCAAATCTCGAAAGCATTTTGGCCGAAACGAATAAATCGTACGATCAAAGCCGAAATGCACTCAACGAACAGATAAATGCCATCTCTGGCGACCTTGACGCGCAGAAAAACCGCATCAACGCACAATATGCGCAACAGGGCAAAAACCTAGATAACCAACGCAACTGGCAGGCCCAAGCGTCTAGCATGGCAGCAAGCCGTAACGGCGGCTCTTTTGGTGGCTCGGCAGAGATCGCAAACAAGAAATACTATCAGCAGGCGTACGTTCCGGCAGTTACGCAGATGCAAACTAACCAGGCTAACGACCTCAGCTCGGCAGAATCACAAGCTAACCAGAACAGGCTCAGCTTGCAGCAAACACTTGCACAACTTAACGACGAGGCTAACCGCTACGCACTCCAGCGCTACGACGCAGCAGTACAAGCAGAACGCGACGAAGCCTATCGCCAGCAACAGCTCGCACTCCAGCGCAAACAGCTCGCACAAGAAGCGGCATATCAGAACTATCTCAACCAGCAGAACGCAGCCAACAAGTACAGCTACGCACTTGACGACGCAGGCGGTACGCAATTCTATAACAACAATACTGGCGCAGGCGTTACGTTCGGTACTTATGCTACTGGTGCAGGCGCTAAAGGCAATACGCAGCTATTGAATCTCGCTAACGGCGTACTTAACGCAAACGACTATAACAGACTCGCTAGAATCGTCGGCGCACAAAGGGGAACGTCGCACGCAGCGCTAGGCACAACTAGAGCAGCAGACTATATCAACAGAGGCTACCTATCGGCAGAAGATAACGACTTTATGCGCCGCTTAGGCTTGCAGATATAGGAGTAGACCATGAGCTTATACGATGACGAACTACGCAGAGCGCAACAGTTTAGAGCGCAGATAAACGCTAGGAACGAAGCGCAGAGAGCATACGAAAACCTAACTAACCGCGCTATCGCAAACGAGGCGGCCCAGGCAAAACAAAGCCAGGGCGGCCTTGGTGGCGTTCTAGCAGGCATCGGCGAATCTATCGGCAACGTCGGGCGCGGCCTTATGGGCGTGTTCGGCAACCCAGTAGCTAACCTTAGAGATGTACTTGCCGGCAAAGACGTAAACTCTGAAGATAGCGAAACGCAAAAATACAACAAGTTCTTGTACGGCGGCGAAAACGCTAAAGACCGCAAAATGAAGGCGGCAGGTACAGGCGTAGACGCGGCTATGACTTTGCTAGACCTAGTACCAGGCGTAGCGGCAGGCACTAAGGCAGCAAAACTAGGTAAAGTAGCGGCTAGCCCAGCTTTCCAAATTGCACAGGGCGGCTTATCTGGCCTTGCGCAAGAGTATATCGACAACGGCCAAAATGCAGATATGAACAATGCACTTATCCGCGCAGCAGCAGGTGCAGGCGCAGCAGGTGCAGGTCAAGCGGTCGGTAGCAAAATTGCAGGCAAAATACCTGGTAACGGCAAGATCGCTAAAGCACTTAACTCGAACGTCGGACGTGGCGCACTTACTGGCGCAGCCTCTGGCGCGGTCGGCGGTGGCTTAGGAACAGCACTATCTGGCGGCGATCTAGGACAGACACTCGCAGGCGCACTCCAGGGCGCTCAGACTGGCGCACTCGGTGGCGGCGCTATGGCAGGCATGATGGGCCTAGCAGGTACAGGCATCGACAAGATGAAGAAAAAGGCAGGCGTAGTAGACAACACCCCTAGCGGAGCTGTCGCTAAGAGGGCAACTGTACAGCCAGAAACCCCAGCACGTCGCGGAATCGCAATTACAGACTACGACGCAGGCGAACAGAGAGTAAACGTACGCAGACCAAACGCTCCAACAAACGAGTACAACCTAGGCAAGAACGCAGGCTCGGATATTGACGGCATCTTAGGCCCTAACAACGCGCGCAAACTCAGAAACGCAACGCAGCCAACTGATGCGGACTTATTAAGGAAACAGACTGGCGGCCTATACGACAACGCTGCAGATATGCTATATAAGTATCCACAAGAGCTAGAAACGCTTAAAAAGAGCTATCCAGAAGTATACAACGCAGTACGCAACGGCGCTAAAGAATATTCAGACTTTAACGTGCTACAGTTCGACGGAACAGACGCAACAGGCAAGGCAAGCCTTCCAGAGCTTAACCGCCAGCAATACTACGAAGATACCATCGGCAAACTACACAATAAGACCGCGTTCGGCGAGAACGGCGTCAGCGCAGCAGATGTACCAGATTACATGAGAAACCACTTGCGCAACGACACTACTGGCCAGCTTAACGGCAGAACCTTGCGCAACGACGAGATTCTTCGCGAGTTCTTCCGCGGTAAGTATGGCGATGCCGTAGATGATATGGACATGAACGAGCTATACGGTCATTACGAAGATCTAGCTCAAGCAGCCAACCAAAATGAAACCTATACTGGCGAGAACATGAAGGGCGGCATACTCCTAAACGATATTAACGACGACGTTACTGGCGCGTTCGTAAACGACCTAGGCTTGCGCAGAAACATCGAAGTAGGTGGCGACCCAGGCTTACGCCAAAATATCGACGTAGCTATCATGGACAGTCCAAGCAACGAAACAGTCTACAGTAAGCGCACGCTCCCAGCTAGAAACGAGAACCTCCCAGCTAAAGCAACCCCAGAGCAGGTAGCACCAATTAGCCAAGAAACACCGCAGATTACCCACGCAGAGCGCGCAAGGCTAGAACGCGAATACACCGAAGCACGCCAGAGGCAAGGCCAGACGCTGCTACAGCAGTACGGCGTACTCGATGCGCCAACGCGCCGCTCGGTAGGCGATCCAGCCGAAGTCCTCTCGACGCTATACGACGAATATGGACTAACTAACCCGGCAGAGGTACAGTACGCTGCTAACCATGTAACAGGCGGCGACGGCGCAGTTTCTAAGATTACACGCAAACTCGCAAGCCAGGCCGAAAAGGTAGATACTCGCATTCAGCAAGGCTTCCTCGACGACCTCATGGTAAACGCAGGCTTAAGCGACGAAGAAGCAAAGACCGTTACTAAGCAAGTCGTCCAGTCGCTCCGCCGCGCTGGCAACTCTGGCATAACCGACGGCAATACAGCCCTCGACATCGTAAAGCAGATAGAAGGCCAGATTAGGCAATACAAGGGCGAAAACGGCACTTACCACCGTATGACCGACAGCGAATCTCGCAAGGTAAACGTTCTCCGCAACGTCAAAGACGAGATACAAGGCAGAATCTGGGACGCAGCAGGCGATCCGAAGAAGGTTATCGACACTAAGACGCTTAACGAGCTAAAGTCCATGTTCGAGAGCAACAAGAAGTGGGAAAACTTCGTAGACAACGGCATCGGCAAAGCGCAGGACGGCGGCGAACTCCGCCACCTCATGAAGCCACTTGTAGACGGCGGTAAAATCGTAGCAGGCTCACGCATGAGCGCAGGTAGCTTCGCAGATAGCATCGTAGACAACGCTAGAACGGCAAGCGGCAAGGGCTTGGCTAACGCAGCCTTTATCGCAGCTAAGAATAAAATCACTAACTCGCCTAAAGCAATTCAAGCACGCGCAGACAAGTACGCAAGGCAAGCAGCAAACGCTAACGCACAGCTTACCGGCGGAGCGCCAGTCGAAAACGTAACTGGCAGACTAGGCGCAGGCGCAGGCGCAGGCAAGATAGCGAAGGGCATCGGCAACAAGATAAGCGGAGTTACTAAAGCATTGAACAACAACACACTACAAGCAACGCCACTAGGCGACCTTGCGACGCGCCAGACGGCTCGCTACGCAGGTAAAGCGGCAGTAAACGATAAACTACTAGCCGACGAGCAAGCGGCTGCTCAGGGAGCTTATAACGACGCATATAACGGTTACGCGACAGCTCTTAACAATTACGAGATGGCAGCGGTTCAAGCACAACAGACCACGAACCCTGGCACGCAACAGCTACAGACTATTAGCGACGCTATGGATCGCGCACTCGCAGCCGGCGATATGACGGCATACGGCCAGCTCGCAGACCTTTACAAGAAGGCATACTCTATCTACGGCACAACTACCACTACCGCAGAGCCGAAGGCACTATCAGCTACCCAGTCTAAAGCGCTCGCAGCATCACAACAGCTCGACCAGCTCGAAACCATGAAACCAGGCGCAAGTACGGCACTCGCTAACAGCCCCCTCGGCTTCCTAGTAAATCTAGGCGGCGGCGACCAGTACGCGAACCAGTCTAAAGCACTCGCTACGACTCTCGGCTACTTGCTATCCGGCGCTAATATCCGCGAAACTGAGGCAGAACGCATCGGCCAGGCTTATGTACCTAGCGCGTTCGATTCTGAACCAGTACGCCAGCAAAAGCTCGCACGCGCTCGCCAGCTTATTCAAAGCTACATGGGCAGTACGGATGACTTAGCCTAAAAAATAGCCTTCTACGGAGGGCTTATTTTTATAGGTGGCCGTTTTTTAGAAAACCAGCGAGCAAACAGACCCCTATAAAAAGGGCAAAAGCTAGGATATAAGACAAGACCTGCCAGCGCCACACTTTTTTAGCCATTTTTGGGTCATTTTCACGAAGGTATGCCATCTGTGCGTCGAACTGTTTTCGCTTTCGCTCGGCTTCTTCTTCCGGCGTAGGGTTAAGCATCAAGTCCGCGACAGTTCTGCCCTGTGGGGCATCTAACACTTCACAGTCAACAGTTTTGGGTTTAAGTGGCTTACGATCGCGTTTCTTACCATCGCTGCCGATATATATAAAGTAGCCCATACGCTCCACACACTCCTTTTAGGCTAGTATAGCAGATATGGTATAATATAAGTATATTTTGGCGTTGCGATAGGCATAACTAAATGTTTATCGAAGAAATCAAAAAGCCAGAAAAATCTCTAGGCGACAAATTCGAGCATTTTGGTAAAGAACTCGGCGAACTTTGCGACGAGGCTTTCGCTATTCTTGAAGATAAGAAGATGGACGAAAAAGAACGCTCCGAGTTTATCGACATTGTAGCTGCTATTAAGGGCGCTAAAACAGGCGCTTATAAGCTCATGGAAAAATATAGCAAAATCACGAAGGCCGAGCGCAAGGCTATCGACAAAAAAGTAGACGCTTTTGTAGCCGGACTCGACAAGACGGAGTAGTGCCATGCAGCCATTACTTATACCGCAGAAAAATACCAACATCCTGCAAGTAAAATCAGACCAGTACACTTTTAAGCCTGGCGATCATATCTACTTTACTGTTAAGACCGAGCCAGACAACGACCAGACAGACGCAGACGCACTTGCAAAGGTGGACTGGGTAGTCGGGACTGATGCAGATTACGACAACGAGGGCTACCTAGCACTCCCCCTATCAGAAACAGATACAGATATAGACTTCGGTACTTATATCTACGACATCAAACTTGTAAACGACGAAGTTAAGACGACTATTGTAGTCGGACAAGTACAGATACTACCAGTCGCAACTTTGAGGGTTTAACTATGCCAAAGATAAATGTAGTAAACGCAGATAACGTTATTGAGTACAACCCACAAAAAGCCTTCTTCAAGCTCAAAAATACAGGCGGCCCAAAAGGTGATAAGGGCGATACCGGCCCACAAGGCCCACAAGGCCCACAAGGGCCACAAGGGCCACAAGGGCCACAAGGCAAGCAAGGCCCTAAAGGCGAGGACGGCGCACCAGGTCAAGGCATCAACGTACAGGGTACTGTCGCCACTTATGCCGACCTTCCGGCAGACCTAGGCCCTAGCGATGCAGGCGAGGCTTATCTAGTCAGCGCGGACGGCAAGCTCTATATATGGAGCGGCACTTCATGGCCGGCAGAAGGCCAGGGCGCGCAATTTGAAGGCCCACAAGGCCCACAAGGCGAAACAGGCCCAGCAGGACAGGACGGCGCAGATGGCGCACCAGGACAAGCAGCTACGATCGCCGTAGGAACTACTACCACACTACCAGCAGGCCAGAGCGCGACCGTTACGAACTCCGGCACGTCTAGCGCGGCAGTTTTTGACTTTGGTATACCTAAAGGCGCAGATGCAGACCCAGCAGTTACGCAGAAAAGCACGACAACCCCAGCATACATAACCGACGCAGGCTATGCGATCAAAAGCCTAGACAAGCTCAAAGGTAACACGAGCCAGGACGGAACTCCGACCCCAGATGCTCCAGTTTCAGTCAAGGTGGTCACTGGCGAAAATGTGGTCAAGATATGCGGGAAAAACCTGTTCGTTACGCCAGACGGGGACTCAGTAAATGGCGTAACTTTCACGCTTAACCAGGACGGGACATATAATATTAGCGGCACAGCAACAGCACGAGCGCAAATTGTTGTCTATCTCAACGCTCCATGGCTAGAAAATGGCGAAACATACACGATGAAAGCAAATCAACCGCTCGGAGACGTGATAGTTCGTGCAGAAGCGTTTAATGGGTACTCGTATCTAAGAGCTAACTATATACTGAATTCGACAACACAACAACAGACAGGAGCTTGGAACGGAACAGACGCTACGCGCTGTTGTTTTGTATTGCGCGTAGAAAGTGGGAAAACAGTAAACATCTCTGGTCTAGGTATCCAGCTCGAAAAAGGAAGCTTGGCGAGCCAGTTCGAGCCATATCAAGGGCGGGACTACGAGATAGATCTTGGAGATGACACTTTACTGTTGCCAGATGGCACGTTCACTAACGCTGGCGTTTCGGGAGTTTTTGACAAAAATACTATTGCAGTCAGCAGAACTAGCGCGAACTCTAATACATCTTTCATCAGGGTAAACTTAGAGAAACCGGTAACTATTCACGCTGGCGACACTTTCACGCTATATGCAGAGAACTACCAGACAATAGGAACAACAGATGCCGGCGGCGCATATATGTCTATAAGGATGGCTACGAGTTCGCAAGATGATTCTACTACCGACGTATTCTTAGGCTCGGCAAATGCAAGCACCACAATAACTGCAACTGCGGACAAAACCTACACTCGCTTAGTGGTGCGTACAGCAAGCTCGCTATCGCCGAGTAACATTTTGATTAAGCCTAAACTAATCATAAACGGGCAAGACAAATCTATCGAACTCTGCAAAATCGGCAGTTATCAGGACTATATCTACAAGAGTGGGGATAAGTGGTATGTGCATAAAGCGGTGGGTAGCTATACCTTTGACGGCTCGGAGGCGTGGATAAGAAGCGGAAGCACAACGGCAAGCGTTTTCGTGGCCGCTATCGGAGCAACACTCGGGAACTATATTCAGGTTAAAATGGGCGAGAATAGCAAGTCGTTAATGGACAGGTTCACGTTCAATAACCAGCAGGCTGGCGACTGGGGAAGGTTCAATATGTATAACGGCACAGCATATTATACTGCTCTCGCCATCAGCTTTGATATTACAAAAGTGCCAGATATTACTGCGGCGCAGACTTGGGTAACAAACAACAGACCGACTATATATGCGGTTCTCGCTAACCCAACCGATACCGAAATCACGAATGCGGCACTTGTGGCGCAGCTAGAGGCTGTCAATAATGCGGCGCTATATAACGGCATCAGCAACGTAGCCATCATGCCAGCAGTAGGCAACGAACAAGCCGGCATGGACTTTACATACTGGACTTGGTATAAGGGCGAGCCAGGGCAAACTCCAAACAACGGCACGCTCACGATCCAAAAGAACGGCGTAGACGTACAGACGTTCTCGGCCGACCAGTCGAGTAACGTTACGGCGAACATAACAGTACCTACATCAGTATCCGAACTATCAGACGCAAGCAACTACGCACTACAGGCGCAGTTAAGCAGATGGTTCAATATGGGAACTATTAAGCTGCCAGAGTACGGCACAAAACTGTTCTTCAACATGTCGAACAACGACTTTACTCGCTTTAAGCTACTCATCGTAGGCTCTCTCGCCGACAACGTTTCTGGCGCATGGGTCAATATCACGCCATATACCGGCACTCCAGACTCATATACCGCGCAAAATACGGACGGTATGCTTATTACACTAGACTCTAACGGCGCAACGGCTACCCCATGGTCAAGCGCGGCTACCGCGTTCTCTATGACTGGACTCGCTACGGCGAACAAGTTTAGCGCAGAGTGTTTATTCGCACAAAACTTAGCAGGCGATCCGGTAAAGTTCGAGATTAAAGCTGGCGTGCATCAAAAAGGCGTACTCATGTCTACTGGCATCATACCTAGCGGAGTCAAGCCTAACGGTTTCTTACTAGAATCAAACGGTAACATCGCTGCTGGCACTAGCATAACGCTATGGTGCTACGCAGATTAAGGAGCATATCATGGGCTGTAGTGGCAAAAAGAAGAAAAAATAGGTATAATGTAAATACCCTTTGAAAAATTCGCAGGAGTCGCCCTTCGGGGCGGCTTTTTTGGCTCGTGGTATAATATATGCAAGGCGATGCGTAGCAAACAGCTATGGCATTATATGGGTACGACGTTAGTTCATATCAGAGCGTAGGAACTGGCGACTCGGCGCAAAACTTTCTTATTATGAAGGCGACCGAAGGTACTGGCTATGTCGATAAACAATGCGACAACCACTACCAACGCGCTAAAAAGCAGGGCAAACTCTTAGGTGTATACCACTTTGCACGTCCAGACCTAAACAAAGGCGAAGATGGCGCAAGGCGCGAAGCTAACTACTTCTACAATAACTGTAAAAACTACTTCCGCGAAGCTATCGTGGTACTCGACTGGGAACAGCCAGGCACTACCGGGCAAGTATCATGGGCTAAAGCATGGCTCGACGAAGTATACCGCCTATCCGGCGTACGTCCGCTTATCTATATGTCCGCATCAGTCGTAAATGGCAATAACTGGTCGTCTATATCCGGCTACTACGGCCTATGGATCGCAGGCTATCCGAACAAGTACAACGTCAAGAACCCACCAACACCTAGCGTAAACGATATGCCATACAAAATCGGCTCGTGGGCATTTTGGTATATCTGGCAGTACAGCTCAAGCGCAGGCACACTCGACCGAGATATATGCAACGGCGACGTAACGAGCTGGCGCAAGTACGCGAACCCAGACTTTAAGGCAGAAGACCCATCAGACACTAAGCCTAAAGAAGAAGCTAAGAAACCGGAAACTGTACCGGCAAGCGGACAAGTCGAACAGCAGGGCAAAACTGAAGGCAAAACGCAGCCAGAGCAGCCTAAATCGACCGACAAGGGGCTTACAACTGACGAGTGGGATAAGATTATATCTAACGCAGGAAAGAGCGTACAGCTCGCAGAAAACGTGGCTAGAAACGCAGGCATAACTATACGCATGAGCAATAAAGTATACGACGTGCTTAAACTCGTAGCTACGACCATTTTACCGGCCATATCGGCACTCTATATCGGCCTATCGCATATATGGGGCTTTGGCTTCGGCGAACAGGTAGACGAAACTATACAGCTAATCATCGTAACTATAAACGCTATCTTAGGCTTGGCGGTTATTAAATCGTCTAGCGACTATAAGAAGAACGGCGCATAACGGAAACGCGCGGCTTAGGCTGCGCTTTCTGACGCTTCGCTGCCCCATATCAGCGGAGCATCAGAGAGCACATCTCTAGCACATTAAGGCAAGAATACACATAGAAAGGGGGTGTTTTTATGCGTCGCCATGTTTTTATCGAGATCTTCGGATCGTTCGATTCGCTGGCGCTCTGGTCGCTTATCGGTGTATACGGTGTCAATTTGACGGACGTAGACGATAAAGCATGGGTGTATGGCGATGTCGAGTTGAACAACATCGGAGCGCTGGTTAGTCGCTGCGCGCTTTTTGGCCCTATAAAGGTCGATATAGCGTGGCACGAGAAAAGCGCCGAAGAAGGCGTAGTAGAGATTCTTGCAGTATAACAAAAGGGGGCGCTCGTAAAGGGCGCTCCTATCCATGGGCAATAAAATGACGGACAAAGATCAAATAACACTTATAGAGATACGCGAACGTTTAGTACGCATCGAAACTATACTAGAAGAACAAGACTACAAGGCAGTTAGTAAAACGGCCGACGATGCGCTTTCTTTGGCCCAAAAAAACGAAAAGGCCGTAGCAGAGCTACAGGGCTACGTTAAATGGTTCGTTATGGCCGTACTAGGCGCGTTTATCGCAGCATTATGCGCGCTAGTGTTTAAGTAGGCTTGACAAAACGGCTACGGTTTGCTACAATTAAGACATCAACTTGCGAATAGATAACCTCGAATAAAAACGAGGTTTTTTATACTCGTAAAAATACTAGAGCTACGCTTTAGCTTTAGTCATAATAAAAATGAACGCTCGAAATAACCGAGTAAAGCGTAAGGTTATTTTGAACGCCCAAAACGGAGGTAATTTTTATGGGGAGTACAGCAAGTAACAATGAAATCATTGAAACAATGAAAGATAAGTTTACTTATCTAACAATGAACAATGTATACAATGATAATAATAGGAAACGCCATATCAACTCGGATATAGCAGAGTTTAAGGCACAAAAGCTTGTGGAAAAGTACAACGCACCACAGAGCCGTAACTTCTTCTTAAAGTGCATCTATCACTTAACAGAAGCCGACATCGAGAACGCAGTAGAGCTAAGTATGCAGCCATGGGTAAAGAGTCCGATAAGATACTTCGTCCGTATATGCTACAGCAAGCTAAACGGATAGAACCTGTCCTCCCTCAAGACTATTAAACAGAGGGAGGCTTTTTTATGACAATTAGCGAGGCTTTCGACTCGTACAAGCTAAACTATATGGCGATTCGCCACCAGTCTATACGCATCTTAGAAACGCACGAAGTATGCAAGCGCCAGTTGATCCAGCAATTAGGCGATAAAGACATGGCAAATATAACTGTGGCCGATATATCTAACTGGGTTAAAGAGTTGCATAAGACTAGGTGCTTAAACACCGTCCGCAACTACATAACTAGACTACGCGTTGTAGCCGATTATATGGCCCTTCTAGGCACTCCGAGCATACAAGCTAGGCTGATACCTATTCCGAAGCGAGAAGCCACCGTACCGAGCTTTCTAACGCCTTCCGAAGTTGAAGCCATGATCGCCTGCTCGTATAACTTGCGCAACGCTTTTACTATCTCGCTACTTTACAGCTCCGGCATAAGACTATCTGAACTTATACAGCTTAACCGCGACCAAATAAACGACCGACGCTTTACGGTTATAGGCAAGGGGAACAAGCCGAGATTATGCTTTATAGACAAGCGTACCGAGCAGCTTATGGAACAATACCTTAAAACTAGGACAGATCGAGCGGACGCACTCATAATATCCGCCGTCAATAAGCAGCGCATGACTCCGACGAACGTACAGCTACTTATCCGAAACTCTGCCACGCGAGCTGGCATCACTAAAAAAGTAACTCCGCACACACTCCGGCACTCTTTTGCGACGAACTTTTTACGCAATAACGGCAATATGCGCTACCTATCTACCATGCTAGGCCACGCAAGCCTAGATACTACCATGATGTACGCCCATGTAGTAGATAATGACCTTCAAAAACAATACGAAAAATATCACACTTTTTAGCATAAGACTATTGACTTTTGGGCTTATGTTTGCTATTATGGAACTATAAACAGCGACAGTCAGCGACAACACATTAAAAAGTTGCGACAAAAACGTCAGTTAAACTGGTCGGGGCACTAGCTCATTTGGTAGAGCGCTTCCATGGCATTACCAAGCTAGTCCATCTCTTATATCCCTCTAGTTTAACTAGGGGGCATTTTTGTAGCTTATCGGGGTTATCTATCCGCAAGTTGATAGCTCCGTAGGCTAAGTAAACAACTACGGCTTGCCAGTTTAAGAGCTTTAACAATTTGGAACGCGAATTAACAGCTTAAGAGTTCAAACACCGCATATAGTAACGATTTTTGGCGGTAGCAGCGAACTCAAGAGCTTAACACTCCGCTCGGGGTTCAAGTGGCTCAAAACCCATATACAGGGTTCTGTATCGTACTTCCGACAATTTAACCAAAGCATTATGGATATAAAGCAAGTTTCTGTTTATATTTTGAATCTTCATGTTACACATAGAACGATTTTTCATATTTTCTTCATCTGGGCCACTTAAATCTCGGGCGGAGTTTATCAAAAATAATTAAGTTCGCCGTTCATAGCTAGGGGCTAGCCACAATTACACTACGTCTTAACACTCCGTTTAAGGCGCGCTTATCTCCACACTCAAAAGCACACTCGGAACTGTAAAGTTTCTTTCTCACTAACCCCTGGCTACGAGCGGCGAAGAAATGAGAGGTTTACATGAAAAGAAAAGAAAAATTAGTTATCGCAGCATTAGTAGCACTTATCGCTAACGCGGTTATCGCCGTCGGGATCATAAATAACGCCGGCGTATCTAGCGACGAATCAAACTGTTTTAACGCACCAAGCGGAGTAGAAATATGCCGCTAGTACTAAATAAGAGAAAGTTCACTCAAACAGCGCTAGGCTTCGTAGAGCCAATGCAGGACTACGACAAAGACGAAATAGTCGACCAAACGGCTATCGAAATCGAGCGCCAATTCCATAACGAGTTCGTAGAAGAAATGCCGACAGACGACGAGTACGAGCTTAGGCGCATTTTTAAGACTATCGCACGCAACGCTATCGACTGGACGATGCTTAACCGCAAGGCACACCCGGACGAGTACGCCGATAGCGCCTGGCGCATGACAGAAGAAATCGCACAGATGAGGGCCAATTATGAGTAAGATCAAAGACTCAGTATGGGAGCGAATCGAAGAAGGCGAGGACATAACGTTAGACGAGAAAGGAAACGAAAATGGCAGATAGCAACATTATTAACAACAGTTCTAAAGCGTACGGTTATAACTACGCAAGCTTAGGGGATATAGCAAGGGCTGGACATAAAATACCGAAAATGCGAATCAAACCGACAGATAACGGCGAGTTCGTAGAGTATCTGGACGATAAAGGCGAGTGGCAGATAGGAGCTAAAGTCGTCGTGCCGGATATGAAGGGTAGCAACGACGCGCAGGCTTATGGCGCAGCGCTAACATACGCAAGGCGCTATACCGCACTACTCGCACTACAGCTAGTATGCGACGACGATACGAAGGTAGAAACAGCCGACGCAGAAACGCGACAGTATAACGAGCAACGCAAAGCTACCCGGCTAAGCTTCGACGATATAAGGGAGCATCTAAAAACGCTAACAACTAGCGCAGCAGTAAACGCGTACGCAAACGAGGTAAGTAAAGCCTATCCTAACCCAACGGATAAGCAACGCTACGCAATTCAAACAATGTTCGCCGAGCGCAGGGAGGACATCATAAACGGCGCTAGAGCGAAACAGTAAAACGAAACGTCGAGGGTACTGAGAGATACCCTCGACTAACAAAGCTATAGATTATTCAAACAAGAGAGGTAAACAAAATGTTGTCAGAAGAAGAAGGCAAAAAACTGTCCGGCGAGATCGCAAAGCTCGAAGGTCGCAAAATCGAAGTAAAGTACGTCGATAACGTACAAATCGTAGAGGTAAAGAAGAAGTAAGCGAGTGGTGCTTGCCAAGCATAATACAAGCCTACCCTTTTACATCTTAGGCAAGTTAAATGTCATAAACGCAGCCACAACCTCTCATAGCGCCTAGTCTAGTATAGCCATCGTATTCCGGTATGAACGGCTAGGCGCACTAGGTTAAGCAAGCATAAGGAGGTATATGCAAGCAAAAGACGCACTTAAAATGACGGCCGACGATAAACGCCGGAAACGTCAAGACGAACTTAATTATAGAACTGATCTTTTAGGCGCTATCTTCATGATGATAGTAGCAGTAATACTACTAGCGATAGTAGTAGCAGGCGGTATAGCGGTAGCAACGGAGCTGGTAAAATGAGCGACGTAGAACGAGCAATAGGCTGCTGCTACGAAGCGGCCGATAAAGACTGGAAACTTATGGCAGAGCGCCGAATCGCACAACTGGCGCTACGCAAAACACCCTTCACTAGCGAAGATATTATACGGTTTTTGGAGTTTAGAGGCCTAGAAACGCCAGATATGCGCGCCCTAGGCGGCATCTTCTTAAAGTACGCGAACTCTAAAGAGATAAAACAGGTTGGCTGGAAGGAGTCCACTAGAAAAGAACGACATCGCGCGCCTATCAGAGTATGGCGCGGAGCTTAACATATAGCGAGTTTATCGCTCGCTCCCTAGGCATCTATAAGTTAAATGGAATCTGTGCCTAGGGGGGGGGTTATAAGCCCCTAAATGGTGTCTTAAACCAATCGCACTAGCAAAATGTTAGCGCGAAGCACGTTCGAGCGGTATGCGAGGCCGCTCGAATAAATGGGAGAGGCCGCTGGGTTATAACTCCGGCAACAGTTAAAGTGCGGTGCAACTCCGCACCCTCCCACCTTAAAGAAAAGTTACGCGCTGAACTGCCACATCTACTTTGGTCGGAAGATGCGGCTGACAATGCGTAAGCACCCCCTAGGATCTCTGCACTCGCTATGCCTAGGGGGAAAGTCACGAAAGGACTATATGAAGCAGAGCCACTACTACATCAACCCTTGGGGATACAAGAAAACCGTAGAAAGAGATAGCGAACTCAACTACTGGATCACGCTAGACCGAAGGCGCGAGAAGGCGCTACGCGAAATAAAGAAAAAAGAAAAGGAGGCAACAGATGGCAGGCACGATAGAAGGCGGCCGCAAAGCAGCAAGAACGACTAAAAAGAAGTACGGAAAAGGCTTTTACGCAGAAATCGGACGCATGGGGGGCAAAAATGGACACACCGGCGGCTTCGCAGCTAACCCGGAGCTAGCAAAAGAAGCAGGACGTAAAGGGGGCAAGATTAGCAAGAGAGGAAAAGCGAAAAAATGAAACGAAAAAATAAGAAACTAGAGTATATCTGCCTCGGTATCTTAGCCGGCGCAGCATTTATCGTAGTTATGACGCTTATAGTACTAACCGTAACGCCAGCAAAGCGCTCATATAAGGGCAAGACGTACGATCTTAAGTGCTTAACGAAGCTCGAAAAGAACCCATTAGCGGAGTGTGCGAAATGAAACTACGCAATAAGAAAACAGGCGAGATAGTAGATGTACTGGGGTTTTATGCAGATTATCATGACGGAGATCCTAAACCAATAGTTTTTAATTCTATAACAGAACTTAGGAAAGATTGGGAAGACTACACCCCAGCTGAGCCACTTATCAAAGACGAGAAAATCCGCAAGGCAGTTAGAGCGTGGGCTGAAGCATGGAGTAAAAATAAATTATATAAACACGCCGATAATGTACTAAGCACAGTAGATAATTTTGTTATTCAATTTGGGCAAACAGCGTTTATAGACTTGGAAGAAAAGAGAGCCTATAACATCGCCGAACTCTGCGGAGAGGAGGAAGAATGAGAGAGCTGAAGTTTAGAGCTTGGGATAGAGTAAAGCGCAAGATGCTTTATGGGGTGTCACCATTCAATATACATATAAAAGACAAGAACGAGCCTTTATTGTCTATGGAGTACAGCAACCATGATGATTGCGAGTTCGAGCAATACACAGGGCTTAAAGACAAGAACGGCAAAGAGATTTATGAGGGGGATATAGTCGATTATGAAGATGATGGCGAGTGTATAGGCTTTGTAAAATATGAAGCTCCAGAGTTCTACTTAGATGCTAATGCGACGAACTGGGCAAAAATGTCCTTAAAAGGAGCACCAATCCAGAGAGTCCTGGGCAATATCCACGAAAACCCTGAACTATGTGGAGAGGAAGAATGAGCGAGTACGGGTTGGAAGATTTTGTTAAGGGCCGAGTAGATGGCGAAACTCTGGACAGAATCGCTCACAAGGCAGACAAACTGCAAAAAGCTCTTACAGAAGAAGATAAAGAAGCAATAGCAAACGACTGGAACTTAACAGGCGAAGATATAAGAATCGCCGAGAAGGCCGCCGCGCTAATCGCTAGAGATTATGGCGAAACACTGCGCAGACTAGCAGAAGAAGATAAAGAGGACGCTAAATATAGAAAGAAGATCACGAAGTAATGGATATTGTAGAACTTTATATCGAGAAAAGAACCGCCGAACTCGAAAACGCGCTGAATTTGTACCAACTAGCAGACAAGAGCTACCCTATCGAACTACTTGCGAGGATAGACGAACTAGCGCGCCTTAAGAGTAAGTTAGAGGAATACCAAGATGTCCAGGAAGCCGACAGCTAAACAGGAAACCTTCGTAGCGGAATTAGTAAAGAACGGCGGAAACGCAACAGCAGCAGCGCAAGTAGCATATCCTAACGCGACTTATGGAAGTGCTAAGACTATAGGCTGGGAGAACTTAACCAAACTTGACCTAGCTAAAGCTATAAGAGCGGAGTTTAGCAAACAAGGCGTAACACTTGAGAAGGCATTAAGACCTATTGTAAAAGGCCTAGAAGCTAAGACAAAAGAAGGCGACGACGACTTAACAAAACAGCTAATGGCGCACGATCGCTGGCTTAAGGCAAGTATGCTCGACAAAGAGGATAACGGAGTATCGCTAAATATCGAGAACGCTACAGGCATCGAGATAACTTTTAAGAACTTAGGAGGCACAAATGAGGGTACACCAGGAAGTAATGCGTAAAATGCGCGCTATGGCTATACGGCAAGCACTAGACGAGATAAAGACTGGAGAAAAGCCGGAGCTAGAATATATCGCTAAAAGGCATGGGCTAGGTTATGGCGAACTAAAACAAGCTTATACGAGGGCCAAAAAATGAAACTACGCAATAAAAAGACAGGGGAAGTTGTAAATGTAATAGTATATTCACCTATTGGTAACTACAATATACGGATATGGAATGATAAAGACTATCTAGACCCAACCTGTAATTATGATGAATACTTGGGGGAGTATAAAACGCTTGCTGACCTTAATAAAGAGTGGGAGGACTACACTCCAGTTGAGCCACTTATCAAGGACGAGAAAATTCGCAAGGCAGTTCGAGCTTGGGCGGAAGCATTAGAAATAGAGTGCTGTATGTATGACAAAGGTATTAACGCCTTTGCAGTAGGTACTGTAATGATTAACTTTCCTGGCAAATTACGTCCAGAAACACTACAAAATGGAGAAATTTATAAAATCGCCGAACTCTGTGGAGAGGAGGAAGAATGAGAGAGCTAAAGTTTAGAGCGTTCGATACTGAGAATAAGACCTGGACTTTCGTGACACTTGGTGACCTAATCTGCGGAGCTTGTACAGAAAATGGCGACAAGCCACTAAGCGGAGCAAAACAAGTTTGGGAGCAATACACAGGACTCAAGGATAAGAACGGCAAAGAGATTTATGAGGGGGATATTATTCAAGAAGAGATAGATTTTAACTCTAAAATGACCGACGGTATATTCAAATATAGGGTGTATTGGGACGAAACAGAACTATGCTGGGCGTTGGAGCATATCGGCAACGAATCTATACACCACGAACTTTGGCAGTGCAACTCTAGTATAGAGGTTGTAGGCAATATCCACGAAAGAGAGGAGAAAAAAAATAAGTATAAAATCAAAGCCTGCGTCTATCACGAGGTCGTCGATGAGTTTGAAACGGACTCGCTCGAAGAAGCCAGAGAGTGGTGGCGAGAGAACTGGAGAGAGGAAGAAGACTTTGGTCGCGCTTTCTGCGAATGGTATGTGGATGGAGTTTACCAGTCAGTCATGGAAATTATTAAGCTAACCGAGGATTAGGAGGAAGAATGACCGAGCTAGAACTCCAGGCGCAAGTGGCAGACTATATCAGGCTACAATATCCTAGCGTTATCTTCCACTCAGACTTCGGCAGCGGCATCAAATTGACTATGGGCCAGGCTATCAAGCAGAAAAGGCTAAACGGCGGCCGTCGAGCATGGCCAGATATGCTATTAGCCGAGCCTAAGTCCGATTATCACGCGCTTTTTATCGAACTCAAGCGAGAAGGTACGCGAATCTTTAAGAAGGACGGAACGCTAGTCGCAGACGAGCATATCCGCGAACAGTTCGATATGCTGCACGATCTACGACGTAAAGGCTACGCGGCCGAGTTCGCCTGTGGCTTCGACGAGGCCAAGAAGCTTATCGACGACTATATGAAAGGACGATATGCGCACGCTGACTAGAAACGAACGCCGAGCTATCAAGCTAGAACTCCGAAAGGGCAAGTTTAGCTTCGAGAAACTCCGCATACTTATCGACTGTAAAGAGTACGACAAGAAGTTATGGCTACTAGGCCTTAACATTTTTGACGACAAGGACGGCAAGTCGCAGCGCATCTGCGTACCGTTCAAGACCGAGCCGGATATGGCGAGGATAAGAGAACAATTAGAAAACTACCCGGCAAGCGTATTCTTAGCGCCGGTTATGGAGGGGGCGAATGAGTAAAGGCGCTATCAACTTTAGCAGCGATAACGAGTACTACACGCCGAAACAGATAGTAAAGATGTTTAGCGAGGGCTTCGAGTACGATCCAGCGACAACGCCAGGCAAGGCCGAGGACTTGGGCATACCTAACTACGACACTATCGAAACGGACGGCCTCAAGGCGGACTGGACGCGCTATAAGAGTATCTGGTGTAACCCACCGTTTACTATTAAGCACGAGTTTTTGAAAAAGGCACAAGATTACTACGACCGTACGGGGGGGGGGTGTATATATGCTAGTGCCTATTGAGTTTTTAACTACAAAACGTTTCCACTCTATCTGTAAGGGAGCAAAAATCTTTATACCTAACGGCCGCATCAAGTTCGAGTCCGGCTTGGGCAAACCTTCCAGAAGTCCTGCTTTTGGAAGTGTGATTATCAAGATAGACAAGGGCTGGAGCTTAGAGCCAGTAGATATATCAGGAATAAATTAGCAAAATGACCTACGAGCGGCCGAAGCTGGATATATCAACTAAATACGCATCGCCAATGCATCAGCAACGGCCGGCTCGAACTATCAACCAGAATAGGAGCAAAAAATGAGCCTATTTTACGAAACACTAACGAAGAAGGAAAACCTAGCCTTCAAGGCACGCAAAAAGGCCTTTAAGAAGGGTAAACCTTGCGCTATCTGTGGCCGGACATATAAGCCGGAGTACATGATGGTAGCGCATATCAAGCCTGTATCAGAGATAGACGACTGGACGGCGCTATACGACCAGACGAACTGGGAGGTACGCTGTATTGGCTGTGAGCGAGAACTCAACCGTCAGGCGCAACAAGAGGAGCTAGAACATGGCGAAAACTAAAGTGCTAGTACAAATGACGTACTTAAACAATATCGGCGGTATAGAAACGGCGCTAGAAACGCTCGTACGCACGTTTAAGGACGAAGATATAACAGTACTCGTAAATGCACGCGCAGACGGCGCACAGGAGCAAATAAAGCGCTTAGAGCGATATTGTAAAGTTATATTCGATAACGAATATCAGACGGTATACGAAGCCGACGTAGCGCTACTCTTTACACCTATTATGCAGAGTGTACCGCTAGACAATATTAAGGCGCGTAAAATCTATCAGTTCGTCCATAGCGATATTAAAGGCCTTATGCGCCACCCACAATGGCAGAGCTTCACTTGGAAGCCGGACGCTCGCATATCAAAGGTTATAGCCGTATCAGAAACGACCCAAAAAGGTCTAAAAGAAGCCCTGGGCGTAGATTCTGTAGTAGTGCCTAACATATTCGAGCCACGAGAACTGCCTACGACGTTCTTATTCATTAGCCGCGCGACTATGGAAAAGGGGCTAGACAAGGCGCTCGAACTGGCCAAACGCTTCGACGAGGCCGGCAAAGACTACGTTTTACTTATCGCAAGCCTAGTCGATCCGTACGGCTCGTACTGGCCGCCGATTAGAAATAACCCTAGAATTATCTATCTCGGGGCGAGTATTCATAACCCTATCTTCTATCGCTGCGCCGACTACGTTATTCAGATGTCGACTAGCGAGAGCTACTGCTACACGATTCGAGAAGCTATGGCACAAGGCTGCGCGGTTATCGGCTCGAAGATTCCAGAGATAGAGAAGGTCGTAAAGGACGGCGTAAACGGCTATCTGCTTAACGACGACCTATCTAACCTAGATATAGACAAAATCTTTAATGAAGTGCCGAAACCTAACGGCTATAAAGAAAAATTAAGCCCGGAGTGGCAGAAGGTATTAAAAGGCGAGCTATGACGACTAAGAAGAAGGCAGAACGCAAGTATTATATCCTGGCTAACGGCGAAGGCACACGCTGGCATAACTATAGGGGAGTGCCGAAGCAACTTATCGAGATCGAGGGCGAAACTATCTTGCATCGCATGATTCGCCTGCTATCCGAAGAAGGCGTAAAGAAGGAAAATATCATTATCTGCGGCAAGTTTAAGGACGAGCTGGCGACAACTAAGCTAACAAAGAGTAAAACGAAGCGCGAAGTGTTCGAGGAAATCGCAACGCTAGCTAAAGGGCCGTTCGCTATCCTATACGGCGACTGCTACTACACCAAAGAGTGTATACACGAAGTCGTAACGCGTCCTGTAAAGAAGTTCGACGAGTTCTACACTACACACCCTAACCCAAACACCGGCTGTCCTTGGCCTGAAGGCTACGCGCACCGCTGCGACGACTGGGAGTGGTGGCGCGATACGATGCACGAGATTAACACTAACCCAGAGCTTATCGCTACGCCTAAAGACTGGTTTATCCATTGGTGGCTACTTGGAGTAAAAGACGAACGCATTAACACCCCACCGGTAGAAAACTTTAACCCCGACCACGATATCGCATGGCTAGACGAAACGGACGACTTCGACTTTCCAGAGGACTTGGCGAAGTTCTGCGCGACAACTGGCAAAAAATGCACTAACAAGTCGCCGTTTACAGAGAAGGAGCGACAAGACTACTTATCTATCATTATCCCGGCATATAACTCCTGCGATAAGCTCGAAGCGCTACTAGATAACCTTATCTCGCAACGCATAACTAACGGAGTACAGGCCGAGATTATCGTTATTAACGACGGCTCTACGGACGGTACGACCGATATGCTGGCAACTAAAGGCAATATTAAGGTTATTAACCAGGAAAATAAGGGCGTAGCAGCAGCGCGCAACGTAGGCCTCGAAGCAAGCGCCGGCAAATATATCAGTTTTATCGACGCGGACGATATCGTATCAGATTCATATATCAAAACGCTAACAACAGAGATAACGAGCGACGACTGCGACTGGATCACGTTTCCATGGGCTAAAACAGATACACAACAGATATTCTTTGATGTATTCAACCCTATACCGAGCGCGGCCGTATGGGCCTATGTATACACTTGGGAGTGTATCGACGGCAACGAGTTTAGGGAGGACTGGCGAATCGGCGAGGACTTGGACTGGCTCAAGCGCGTACTCCCAGGCAAAAAGCACCGTATGAGCGACCAGATAGTCTACACTTACGACTGGAACGCTAACCCGGACAGCTTAAGCAAACGCTATAACAGAGGCGAGATAAAGCAGGAGCGCGAATAATGGGCAAAACGATAGACTTAACAATACCAGAGCAATATAAAGAGCTATTCCAGCCTAGCAAAGCATGGAGGCATCTAGTCTACAAAGGCGGTCGCGCTTCCGGTAAATCTACACAAATCGCTATCTCTAGGCTACTCAAAGGCTCGCAAAAGAAGCTACGCGGACTCTGCACGCGTGAGATTCAAAACTCTATCCAGGAGTCCGTATATAAGCTCTTATGCGATAAAATCGACGAGCTAGGCCTTAACGACTGGCAAAAGTTCAACGATAAGCTAGTAAACGCTAAAACAGGCTCGGAAATCTTCTTTAAGGGCTTGCATAACAATATTCAGAGCATTAAATCTATCGAAGGCATCGACTGGTGCTGGGTAGAGGAGGCGCAAAGCGTATCCGCGGACTCTATCAACACGCTAGTACCGACTATTCGTAAAGAAGGCTCGGAGCTTATCTGGAGCTACAACCCTCTTACAGAGCATGACCCTGTACAAGAGCTTATCGTAGACAAGGCCGACGACCGCACTTACGTTCTACACGTCAATTCCGACGCTATCGAGCAACTACTATCTAGAGAGATTATCGAGGAGCGCGAAAAGATGCGCCGAGATAACCCGGATATGTTCGCCCATGTATGGCTAGGCCAACCGCTCACGAGCAAGACTGGTACAGTATTCGGCAAGCAGATCGCGCAGGCAGAGATAGAAGGCCGTATCGGCAGCGTACCGTACGACGCAAGCGCAGGCACTTATACTGCTATCGACTTGGGCATCGGCGACTCTACGGCGATATGGTGGTTTCAGATGGTGGGGCAAGAGATACACTTTATCGACCACTACGAGTCGTCCGGCGAGGAGCTAGGCCACTACCTATCTATCATTAAAAACAAGCCGTACAACTACACTACGCACTTCTTACCGCACGATGCGAAGCAGAGGGAGCTACAAACAGGCCTTACACGCGTAGAGTTCTTCGAGAATAACGGTATACACAATATCGAAGTGCTACGCCCGACAAACTTTCAGCTAGGCCAAGACGATATAAACATGATCGCACGCCCGAAGTTTAGCAAGGTATGGATAGATAGGGATAAATGCGAGCGCGGCCTAAAGTGTTTACGCGCCTATCACTACGAGTACGACGAGAAAAACAAACTATTAAAGGATAAGCCGGAGCATGACTGGTCGAGCCACTCTAGCTCGGCGTTTATCTACGCGCTAATCGCAGCGAACGAATCGACCGAAGCGCAGGCCGTAAACGTACAGTTTAAAACGTTCGTGCCAAAAGAGTTTAGGCAGAAAAAAGACGACGACTGGTTTTAAAGTAAATGTGGTATAATAATGGTAATGGCGATGCGTCGAATACTTCGATGGCAAAAACTGCTAAAAAAGACGACGCAAAAAAATCTGAAGATAAGCGACTCGGTAAATATCTAAAAATGTTTACGGAGTCCTGGGAGTATGCCCAGCAGAACTACCACGAAACGTGGGAAAACAACTGGAAACTTTACCGCAATATCCGCACGAAGCGCAACCACCCTGGAACTGTCGAGGCTTTCGTGCCGATGGTAAACTCTACGGTTAATACTATCGTAGCTACCCTTTTTAACTCTAACCCTTCTGTAAAATATATCCCTAACCACCCAGACCAAGAGGCAGATACGGCCGTACTTAACGAAATCTACCAAGACTTCGCACGCAAGGACGGCTGGGCGCTTAAGAACAAGATAAACGGCCGCCAGGGCGTTATAACCGGCAACTACTGCGCGTACTACGAGTGGCGACCAGACGCAGACGGCGGATACGTCCACAAAGAGATTATCCCTGTACGCGATATGGTAATCGACCCACAAAGCCACACCACCGACGATGCACGCTATATCGGTCGTCGTTTCTTCGCTACCAAAAAGGAACTTAAAGACGAGCTTATCTACGACGCTAAAAGCGGCAAAATGGTAAATCGTTATAAGGATATTGACGAAATCTCGGCCGGACAAGGCGCAGAAGGCGGCGGAACGGCAGAAACCGAATCAGACAAGGCTAAAAAAGACCAGGCACTCGGCGCAACCGCTCCAGGCAACGGCGATATGGTAGAACTTATCGAAATCTGGACTCCAGAGCGCGTAGCTGTTATCGCTAACAGAAGCGTACTTATTGAGGAACGCGAAAACCCACACTTCGCCCTTATGCGTAGCAAATTCGAGCAGCGCAAAATCGAACACGAACTCCAGCGCGCTATCGTAATGGAAACCGACGGCATAGATATTGGCGAGTTTGACGAAAAGTTCAGCGCAAAGACTGCGCGCCTTCTTCCGTTCGCTCATGGCTGCGAATATCAAGATGTATCGCTTGTATACGGTTCTTCCGACGTAGACATTATCGCCGACGAGCAAGAGCTATTAAACACCATGACCGAGCTAAATATCGAGGCGGTACTTTATCAGCTATTCCCAGAGCGCCAAATCGACCCACGCTTCGCTGGTAAAATCGACGATCTTAGCCCAGCGCCAGGCAAGGTATACCCACTCCCAGCAGGCGCAGCAACGTGGCTGCCAGCACCAAATATCCCTACTAACGCCTTCGCAGAGCGCAACAACCTTAAATCAGAGATTAGAGAGGCCGCAAGCGTTTCGGAGATTAGCAAGGGCATCTCGGCAACCGATACGACCACCGCAACAGAGATTAAAGCTACACTCGCACAAGCAGATATTCGCGTGCAGGAAAAGGCGCGCAACCTCGCAGACGGCTTCTTCTTCCAAGAGGCTAAAATCTGCCTTAAACTCTTACAGCTTTATGCAGACGATAACTTCTACGTTCGTACTGTCGGCGACGCAGGCGTAACCTTCGAGCAAGTAGACATGAATAGATTTATGGGCGAAT